ACCAGATGGATCAAGACTCAGAAGTCAATGCGGCATTAGATATCATCGCAGAATTCTGTACTCAAAGAAATAGGCAGTCTGAAACTCCATTCGACATCCAATTCCACGACACGCCAACTGAGACAGAAGCACTCATACTCAAGGATGCTGTGCAACAGTTCACATCACTCAACGATTGGAACAGAAGAATATTCAGAATGTTCCGCAACACATTAAAGTATGGTGATTCATTTTTTATTCGTGATCCAGAAACACAAGAATTAATTCATGTGCATGCCTCCAAGTGTGACAAGATCATCGTCAACGAAAGCAAAGGCAAAGAACCAGAGCAGTATGTGTTCAGAGATTTGAATTTGAATTTGGAAAGTCTATCTGCTTCGCAGGTAACTGCCAACGTGACTTATTCATCTCCGGGCGCCAATGTGATAGGTGATCAAGGATATGGACAGAATCGAGGCGGTGCATACACAGGTCCTGGTTCATATTCAGCTGCCACAGCAGGCAACAGATTTGAAACCACCTTCAATCAATATGCAGTGGATGCCAATCATGTGTGTCATGTTTCATTGAGTGAAGGACTTGATTCCAATTTCCCATTTGGCACATCCATATTGGAAACTGTGTTCAAAACTTTCAAACAAAAAGAATTATTAGAAGATGCTATCATCATATACAGAGTCCACAGGGCACCTGAAAGAAGAGTGTTCTACATCGATGTGGGCAACATGCCATCACACATGGCCATGGGATTCGTGGAGCGAGTAAAAAATGAAATCCATCAGCGTAGAATTCCTTCCATATCGGGCGGTAGCAACAAGATGGATGCCACATACAATCCACTGTCAATCAACGAAGACTACTTCTTTCCACAGACAGCAGAAGGTCGTGGATCAAAGGTTGAAACACTGCCAGGTGGTACCAACCTTGGAGAGATAGATGATCTTCGTTATTTCACAAACAAATTATACAGAGCACTGAGAATTCCTTCGTCATACCTACCCACCGGTCCAGACGATGGAGCCAATCCACAGTACTCAGATGGCCGAGTTGGCACTGCATACATCCAAGAATTGAGATTCAACAAATACTGTGAAAGACTGCAGGAAATAATATGTCCTGCCATTAATCATGAATTCAAACTGTTCCTCAAACACAGAGGCATCAACATAGACACATCTGTGTTTGATTTAAAATTCACAACACCGCAAAACTTTGCCGCATACAGACAGATCGAATTGGATGCCCAGCGTGTGCAGGCATTCACACAGATAGAGCAAACGCCATACCTTTCCAAAAGATTTGCACTCAAACGATATCTTGGATTGTCCGAAGAAGAAATCGCACAAAACCAAAAAATGTGGGCGGAAGAACGAGGCGAAGCCAAAGATGATGCAATCAAAGGCAATGATCTGCGTAATGTTGGAGTCACAGGCGGCGGTATATCTTCTGATCTTGCTGGGCAAACTGGAGACGTGGAGCCAGAAGGCGACCTTGACGTAACTGATGCTCCTGATGCCGGTGAAGAAGGTGCCCCAGAAGGCACAGCAGAAGTGTAAATACACACATGAACTTGTTTGAATTCTTTGATGCTGTAGACGATTCCAGATACAATTCACAAAATGATGTCACTGCCTATGACATGGACGGAGACACTCGAAAATCTCGACTCACTCTTGAAATGATCAATCAACTCAGACACCACATCCAATCCAGACGCGAAGAAAAAAGAGAATCCGTCAAACTCTATCAAAAAATGTATGGTCAGTCAGTCGCAGACATGGCCGAAATTGCTTAAAATAACTAAATTATAACATGGCAAGACGATCCCAACACGTCGAAGCTGCACTTAGAGCAGCCATAGACGGTCATAAACAATTCATCTGTTTTGGAACATCTCACAGTGTTTCTTCATGGCTCAGTCCTGGACAAATCAAAGACCCCAAGAGCGCTCTGCAGACACTGTTAGAATCTAAAAAATCCAAGACTCCATCACAACCCTCGGTGGCACAAGAAAATAAACAACCAATTCCGATCAAAGACACATCATGGCAACCAGAACACGATCCTTGCTTTATCATCGCCAACGGAGAGTCCAGAAGGGGATTTGATCTAAACCATCTCAAAAACAAAGGATACATCATCGGCATGAATGTGCTACCCATTGCTGAAGATTTTTGGCCAGATGCTCTGATCAGCGTGGACATTGCCACAGTAAAATGGATCTGTGAAAGGAACGTACCTGACAAATTAGAGATGTGGACCTATCCAAGAGGCGGAATCAAGGATCCTCGCTGTGTGAGAATACCCAAAGATTGGGGATGGTCTTCCGGACCCACAGCCACTCGTATCGCTCTGGAACACAAGTATTTTAAAAAGTTGTATATTTTAGGCATGGATTTTTTCGGATTGACCAAAACCGGCGAAATCAACGAAAAGAACGGAAACCAGATCAACAATATGTACAAAGGGCATGCTCGCTACAGATCTGCCAATTCTTCACGCACATATTTTGGCAATTGGCTCAATCAAATGGTCACTAATGTGCAGAATCACCCCACAGTTAAATTCTACCATGTGATACGCCCAAACCAGACTTCTCCGGGCAGATTGCTGGAAAAATCCAATTGGATCGACATAACTTACGATCAATTCAGCGAACATCTACAAAAAATGGCCAAAAAAGAGTCTTAAAAGGCACCTTTTTTTCGCCCAAATTAAATAATAACTGCAAAGGAGACGCAAAATATGTCTAAATTTGAAAAATTGCTCGACCTTCTTGTCAACGAAAACAAAGATGAAGCTGAAAAGCTGTTCCACGAAATCGTTGTAGAAAAATCTCGTGAAATCTATGAGGGAATCCTTGCAGAAGACGAGAAATCAGAAGACGAGGAAGTCACTGAGACTGAAAAATCATCCGACAAAGCTGAAGATGACGAAGTAGCAGAGACAAAAGAAGAAGACTCAGAAGAAGCAGTTGAAGAAACTGAAGAACCAGCAGAATCAACTGAAGAAACTGTAGAAGAAATTGGCGGCGACGCAACTGACGATTTACTTTCAGACATCGAAGCAGAAGCAGAGGGCATGGACGACATGGATATGCCTGGTGAAGAAGGCGAAGAAGAAGGTGAAGAAGAAGGCGAAGCAGAAGAAATGTTCGAACCATTAGAAAAAGAACTTGATGCATTAAAAGCTGAGTTCGCAAAGATGATGGACGACAAAGGCGAAGAGACAGAAGAAGAATCTGTCGAGCCTGAATTCGAAGCCGCAGAAGAAACAGAAGAAGCAGACGAAGTTGCAGAATCAACTGAGAAAAAAGATGCAGACACACTGATCAAAGAATACTCACAAGCAGTGAAAGCTGAAATGGGTGATCATGCAGATGAGAAGCATTCTCCAGTTGCTAAATCAAGCAAATCTTCAAACGAAGGCAAACCACACCAAATGGGTGTCGGCGGTGAAGAAAAAGGTTCAAAAGCTCCAGCACCAAAAGATATGGGTGTGAAAGCAAAAAACGAACCAGGCATCAAGTCTGCTAAATTGGAAAAAGCTCCAAAAGCGAAAACATCAGAATAAGGATAGAAAAAATGCGTTTACTAAAAGAAAACTTAACTTTTGATCAAGCGAGAGTTATAGTAGAAGCACAAAACGAAGGCAAAGACCTTTACATGAAAGGTATTTGTATCCAAGGTGGTGTCAAGAACGCCAACAGTCGTGTCTATCCAGTAAACGAAATCGCTAAAGCAGTGAAAAAAGTATCCGACCAAATCTCCGGGGGCTCATCAGTCCTCGGAGAAGTTGATCATCCTGAAGATTTGAAGATCAACTTGGACAGAGTTAGCCACATGATTTCAGAAATGTGGATGGATGGACCAAACGGATATGGAAAATTAAAGATTCTACCAACCCCAATGGGTAAGCTTGTAGAAACAATGCTACAATCAGGCGTAAAATTAGGCGTATCAAGCAGAGGCTCAGGTAATGTTGACGAAACATCCGGTAATGTGTCAGAATTTGACATCATCACTGTGGATGTGGTCGCTCAACCATCGGCACCAAATGCTTATCCCACTCCGATCTATGAAGGTCTGTTCAATATGACAGGCGGTTCACAGATATTTGAAGTGGCCAAAGCAGTCAAAGACGATATTAAGGCACAAAAATATCTTAAGGATGGAGTAATCCGTTTAATTAAGGAACTAAGGATAAAATAGGAGAACAATCATGTTAGACGTAATCAAACAACTCCTTGACAAAGACCTGGTAACAGAAGATACTCGTGTGGCTATCGAAGAAGCATGGGAATCCAAATTAGCAGAAGTCAAAGAAGAAGCTAAGACAGAGGTTAGGGAAGAGTTTGCCAAGCGTTACGAACACGACAAATCTCAAATGGTGGAAGCCATGGACCGCATGATGACAGAAGGTCTTCAAAAAGAAATCGCAGAATTCGTTGAAGATCGTAAACAACTTGCGGCAGAAAGAGTCAATTACAAAACATCAATCGCACCTCACAAAGAGATGCTGACCAAGTTTGTGAAAGAGTCTTTGGCCAAAGAAATGAAAGAACTACACGCAGAGCGTAAAACAATGGCAGAACAAGTTGCTACTTTAGAATCATTTGTCACTAAGGCACTGGCTAAAGAAATCAATGAGTTCAATGCTGATAAAACAGCAGTTGTTGAAACTCGTGTGAAACTTGTGAAAGAAGCAAAAGCTAAATTTGCTGAAATCAGAAGTGCATTCATTTCCAAAGCAGCTAAAATTGTTGAATCAACAGTTGCTGAGAACATCTCGAAAGAGATGACTCAATTCAAAGAGGACATCAAAGCAGCTAGAGAAAACAACTTTGGTAGAAAAATATTCGAAGCATATGCTTCTGAATACATGACTTCATACCTGAACGAGACATCGGAAGTTCGTAAGATGCAAAAGCAACTCGACGAAGCAACAAAGAAACTGAATGAAACAGCAACTCTACTTGAATCTGAGAAGATCGAAAAGAAAAAGATCGAAGACAGAGCAACGAGAGCCAATGCATTGAGTGAATTGTTGGGACCTCTTTCAGGAGACAAGAAAGAAGTAATGTCAAACTTGTTAGAGTCTGTACAGACCAGCAAATTGAAAGATTCTTTCAACAAATATCTACCTCACGTAATGAAAGAGAGCAGACGCTCTTCAGTTATTACTGAGTCAAAAAAATCAGAAACCACAGGCGACAGACAGGCAAAAACACAGGCAGATGACAACAACGAGGATGTGTTAAGCATCCGAAAATTAGCAGGTATTAACTAAGGAGAAAAATGAAAATGACATCCGCTATATTAGAAAGCAAATGGCAGGAAACTAAGTCAGCACTTATGGAAGGTGTTTCGACTAAGCAAGCCAAAACTATGGATGTGGTCCTAGAAAACACACGCAAATACCTGTCAGAGCAAGCAACAGCTGGAGCAACATCTTCCGGTAACGTAGCAACTCTGAACAGAGTGATTTTGCCAGTGATTAGAAGGGTCATGCCGACTGTGATCGCAAATGAAATCGTTGGTGTACAACCAATGACTGGTCCTGTTGGACAAATCCACACACTAAGAGTGAGATATGCTGACACAACATCAGGTGGTGCTACAAACATCACAGCTGGTGACGAAGCATTATCACCATTCAAAATTGCATCTTCATATTCTGGTAACGACAGTGATCCAGCAAAAGGTGCAGCAACAGCAACACTTGAAGGTACTGCAGGTAAGAAATTAAATGTACAGATCTTAAAGCAAGTTGTTGAAGCAAAATCAAGAAAGCTATCAGCAAGATGGACTTTTGAAGCAGCTCAAGACGCTCAAGCACAGCAAGGCATCGACATCGAAGCAGAAATCATGGCCGCATTG